AGGGAAATCCAGCAATCTCTTCAACTACTTCTTCTGCCCAGCGAGTTTCGGGCACCCATACTATACCTGATGCTACAATATCTGCTACCGAGTTTAAACGCGCTAGTTTATCACCAGATCCTCTATGAGGGGTATATTCCTGTACTGGCAGTCCCATACGGCGCATCTCCTGATAGATCGCCACACCAGAGCTTTTCTTCTCCACGATGAACGCATCGGGTTCCCAGTCAGCATACTCTTCTAACGCCAGCTCTTTTAGTTCGGGAAACTCCAACCGCTTCTTAATACTGTTCAGCAAAATGATGTTGTACGCTTCTACCTCTTCATTAAAGAAGACACCCCACGTCGTCAGGGCTGTAAAGTCAGCACGGTTGTGCTTCTCCGCAGCAGAGTCTAATGACATGATAATATACTCGCACTTGGGCGGATCTTCCTTCGTCCAGATACTCCACCACTCACGCTTAACGATGGCAGCTTCTTCCGCCGTAGGTTCCTGCTGATACTGAGCGTTCCACTGAAAGACCGGCATCGACGCCTTAGTCCGTAGCAAAGCGTCTAAGTCAAAGAACTCAGGCCACAGCGGCTTCTGTACGGGTTTACCCGTCTTCTTATCCGAGGTCTCTAGGATCGCAGGGAACTCGATCACCTCGAACTCATCAGCTTTGTCGTTCTGAGTCATATCCCGCACAACACGGCCTGTCAGGTCATCCATGTGCCAACGGGTTTGAATAATCGCTACCCGCCCTCCGGGCATAAGACGCGTACGTGCCCCAAACGTGTACCACTCATAGGCTTTCTCAAATACCGAGAAGTTACCGTTAATAACGTCCTGCTCAGAATGTGGATCATCCACCAAAAGCAGGTCAGCACCACGTCCAGCAAGGGCAGAACCTACCCCACAGGCATAGTATTCACCCCCTACACTGGTGTTCCACCGGCCTGCAGACTTAGAATCAGAGGCCAAATTAACCGTAGGAAACACTGATCTATAGGCGTCAGTATTGATTAAATTACGTACTTTACGGCCAAAATCTACCGCTAAATCGGTAGTATGAGACACCATCATAACCTTTTTATTAGGGTTTCTGCCCAAATACCACGCTGGATAGAAGATAGACACTAACTGGGACTTACCGTGACGTGGGGGTATGTTTACGCATACCCGATCCTTGTCCCCACCCTCAATTGCCATCAGCATGTCGGCCAGTATGCGGTGATGTTTACCCACAATAAACTCAGGCATCATCGCCTTGCAGAATTCTATCAAATCGTCGTACGCTAACTTACTTCTCTTACGTGCGCTCAGTTCCTCAACTAATTTATCGATCTCAAGGACTTCATCTTGCGTATACTCGTCAAGATTATCCAACATCACTTGGATTTCATCCTCTGTAAAGTCAAATGCGACTTCACTCATCGTCATACTCTTCGTCTACCTCGGGTTTAGCCGGTTCTATACCTAATTCAGCATCAATGTCGATTACTTCGCCCTCAAATACGATAGGGGCACCCAACTCTTCTGGCGGATTGACCAACTTCTCCAGCTTTTGACGCAGCTTGGCACGTAGATCGTCCGTAGACTGGTGCGTTATAGTGACTTCTGACTTCTCTGCAAACAAACTAACGTCTGAGATCTTACCTAACAGCTCTAGGGCACGGATTCTTACCCGTGGGTCTGGGTTCTCTGACTCTAACAGGAGCTTGTTGGTGACAAGATGTCGTATCTGGGTGGCACTCTCGGCCACAGACTGTCCAAACTCTTGCAGGATGCTGTTAGTAAGTACTAACGAGGCAGGTGTTAGCTTAGAAGAACGGGTAACTGATAGTGTCTTAGAGGTTTTCTCTGGGTTTTCTGCGTAATCTATTGCTATACCAGCCGCTACGTCTTTGTCTTCTTTGTTTGGGGTGATGTCTAGCCCATGTTCTGCCAATAACAAAGCAGTATTGCACGCAGCTTCCGCACGGACTTTAAGATCTAGGTACGGCATGTCCGCTGATATGGGTATACCGACTTCTGGCTGAAGCATCACTGTCATAGATATACACTGGTTAGTATCTAATGGCACCAATTTACACCAAAAATAATTTTTTGCAACATTAATCCATTATACTCATTAACTTATCTAGGAATCCCGGTTCTTCCGGTAAGAACCCTAACCTCATACGTTGTTCTTCGGTCATACCTTCTAGAATCTCTGCTTCTAGATCTCCAAACTGCCGTAAATTCCGTTTTTCCCAGCTATATAAGTCGTCTGGAGATCTTTCTCCTGTCTGCAACTGCCGTATAAGTTCGTATATTCTATGTTCCCCCTTACCAGCAGTGGGGTCTTTTTTTCCTGTCTCTCTTTGTTTTAAGTAATCTTGTACTCTTTCGGAAGCAAGCCCTCTATGCCGCAACTCATGCTTTAACGTATTTTCGTATGGACGCCCTTCAACTTTATTGTATTGTAGTGTCTGATCTACAAAAACATCATCCTCTTGGGTAGGGCCACCAACCATAGCGGCCTGAATACCACTAAATCGATCGCTAAGTATCTCTTCATATTCCGGTAAAGACATGGCACCGGCATAATTTTGGTAGGGGGTTACGTATCGCCCTAATGTCCTAGAGCCGGTACTGCCTATAGGTCTGGTATAACTTCTTATGTTTGCAGGTTGGCTGAATTGTGGGTTATCTGTTTGATCGCCGTATAGTCCGAGTGCGGTGAGTACCTTACCCGGCCCTTGGTTCATCTTGTACCCTTCGGGTAATTTATCCTGAACCCCCATGATATATTCGATATCAAGCATTTCTCTAGATGCAGCGACAGCATCTGCGTAGGCTTCAGGACTACTAAACCCCAACGCTCGCCACTCTGGTCTTCGCTCTGCCATAACTACGTACCTAACCGTTTAAAACGGTTTATACCGAAAAATAATTTTTTATGCAAGGAGGTTGGGACTCCTACCGGGGGGTGTTCCTATATAGAGGGGGGTGGGGGGTCTGAACTCAAAAAAACGGTCATTATTCGTGTAAATTAGTAATGCTATAGTAATGCTGGAGTCCCTGTAGGAGAAGTGGTGCATAGGGGGTAGGTAGGGGTCGCCATGTCAGAAAACGGGCATCCATCCAGCCAGATCCAGATCATCACGCGACCCTAGTTATTGCTGGACTATCCACCATCTCATGTTAACTTGTTTACAAGTCGAAGGGATTAACCCTTGGCCCGCAGTATGGATTTCCATACTGGTATATAAACTTAAATGTGAGATATAAATTATGAGTAATTCAAAAGCAGCAGGTACGCTAACAATGGGCTTCAATGGCAAGATGTCACTGGCACTAGCAAAGGATATTGAAAGCCACCAACGCAAAGAGATGGCGACAATGACGGCAAGAGGTTTAGTGCTTGACCGCCTTGAGTCTGACGGCTGGACGCCAGAAGACTTCGCTAGTGGTACTGAGTCTAGGGAATGGATCAAGCAGAGGATTACCTTGGCGCTATACAATAAGGCTGGCCTCAATAGGTACCTAGGCAAAAAGGCCGATATGAAGACCGAGCAATGGGATCAGAGGGACTCTGAACAGGCAGTGGTATCTAGCAAGCTGAGGGACTACAAGGTCTCGCTAGAAAAACGGCTGGTCAAGGCTGAGTTAATCGCCCAAGGGGTTGACCCTGCAGAGGCAGTTAAACAGGCCAGCGAGAAATCAGCGGCTGAGAAACTGGCGACAATGTTAGACTCTGCCAAAAAACTACTGCTAAATCCTGAGAACGAATTACCGAAAGGATTCAAGACTCAGCAACACATCAGCAGGTTGAATGATATCTTGGCTGATCTAGGCAAGACTGAACCCAAGCACTAACCAACTGGCCCCTCTTCGGAGGGGCTTTTTTTTGTCTCAAATAAATTTGATACCAGTTCCCGTAGTAGCGCGCCGCATCAGGTCGAGCCGACAGAGAAACACGTTGTTGATACCAGTTCCCGTAGTAGCACGGCGCGTCTAGCGCAGTATGGAATTCCATACCGGTAATGTTCCGCAATGTTCGGTAAAAAGGGGTAATGTTCCTGCAATGTTCGGTAATCACGACTACGTTCTACTACATTATGTTTGGTGTATTTCCGTGTAGTCTCGTGTAGTTGGGTCTATTGTCTTGGATACAAAAAGCCCTATATATATATATATTTTAATAATGTTCTGTAAATAAAATTACTTAACTCTCTTTTTATTCAAACCGTCTCTCTAACATCTTATCAGCTCCTTTGTTCCTAAAAATCTCCTGCCTTCTCTCTAAGGCGGAGCTAGAGTCTCCTCACCAGAATTACCGAACATTCACTACATTCTTTGCTTATCAATAACTTGCGCCATTTTCCAACCGAACATTACCGGAACATTCAAGAACATTCACTGTACTACACACAACTACACCATACTCGACCCTCCTTCATCATTTGACATCAGACGCTAACTGTGTCATAATGTATTTGTGAGTGGGGCATTCCGTCAGCACTTCACCCAGTATGGAATTCCATACTGCGTCACATAAACATCTTATGGAGATATAAGAATGGATAACATGTTAACAGCAGTACCCAACGTGTCGGCCCCGTCGATACAATCAAGCGCCATGATCGTCGAGTTTAGCGCGTCGGTCTGGACAGGACGCAAGAAAGACAAGAGCGCATCAGCGCAGGTCACCTTGCACAACAATGCTAAGTCAGGCACCGCCAACGTCAGTAAGAAGTTGCTAGGTGATTGCGCCGAGCTGAGAGCGGTTCAAGACTTCGTTGCCAATTCCCGCAACATACATTATACCCTGACAATGCCGTGGTCAGATCTCGGTCAGCGATTAGTTCCGACTGCCATGTTCTTCGACTACCAAGCGCAGATGACAGCGTTCGAGCAGGAGTTCAATCGTTTGGTGCAAGCGTTCCTCGATGTGTACGATTGGGAGATCATCCAGTCTCGCACCAAGTTGGGCGACCTGTTCAACGATGCCGACTATGTTTCTGTGCATGAGCTGGCCCGTAAGTTTGCGTTCAACGTGACCTATTCACCCGTGCCCGAGGCCGGTGACTTTCGGGTTGACATGGGCAACGAGCAAGCGGCACTCCTGAAAACACAATATCAGGAGCATTACGAGGCGCAGATCACCAAGGCGATGGGTGATGTGTTCAACCGTACCCGCAAGTATCTCGAACGACTGCACAACAGTCTGGACTACAACAAGGGTGAGAAGCGCAAGCCGTTGCACAATACGACGTTCGATGGCGTGCTTGATATGATCGACATGCTCAAGACGTGCAACCTGACGGGTGATACCCAGATGGAGGCGATACGCACCAAGCTCGAAGATCAGTTTCGCGGTGTAGGTAAGTTGCCGATATCACCCGAGGCGCTCAAGGAGGACAGCCACCTTCGTGCCGAAACCAGATCGGTGGTAGAAGACGTTATCAGCAGCCTACCAACCATTGACTTGTAAAACACACTAGTAGGGAGAACGAGATGAATGACTATGAAATGTGGGTGTTAGATCGGATTAGTTCTGCAATCCAAGAAGCCATGAACGGTAATCTGGGAGAGTTACACCAAGCGTTACACTTTGTGGAAATCCTACGCGCAGACAAGTGGATAGAACTCAAACTGAAGGAGTTAGAGCGATGAGATACAGCGCAGCGGAAGACAAGATGTGGTACAAGCATGGGCGCACGATGCTGCACCCGAAGGACGCGTTCGATGATGCCATCCGTAACGGGATGGATGAGGAGGCCAAGTATCACTACATGTATATGTATTCGAGCGAGACGATGCACTTTTTCAAGCATGTCGATACGCGGGAGTATGCGAGATACAACCGAGTGCATAGGAACAAGCGGTAGTGACATCAGCTTCTACGAAGACACCGGTACGTTTCGTGCCCAGTGGTAAGTGTGTGTAACAGTAACGTGTTAACCAAACCAGTATGGAATTCCATACTACAACAACCAGTCCAATGAAGGAGGACATAAAATGGCAACATCAGCCAATCTGTATGCGGTAAACCTAGACGAGATCGCCCAAGCAATCATTGCCGGTGGTCATCAACGTACCATACTTGTGCAAGGCCACATGGGTACGGGTAAGTCATCCCTGTTAAACATGTTAGCAGCGGAGCTGCCCAAGCATGTGCCGTGTTACTTCGACTGTACCACCAAGGATCTGGGGGATATCACGATCCCAGATATCATGCGGGTAGAAGATGGCAGTGGGTTCGTGCGGTACCTGACCAACGAGGAGTTGGGTGCACACAATGACAAGCCGATCATCCTGATGATTGATGAGTTCGGTAAGTCCAACCCAGCGGTCAAGCTCGCGCTATTGCGTATGATGCTCGAACGTAAGATCGGTAGTTATACCCTGCATCCTGACAGCATTGTGTTTGCGACGACGAACCTAGGTGGTGAGGGTGTCGGTGACTTGTTACCAGCACACGCCTGTAATCGCCTGACGGTGATCGAGTCTACCAAGCCAACGTGGGAGCAATGGATCGAGTGGGGTATCAACAACGGTGTCGATCCTACTGTGTTGGGTTGGTGTCGCAACAACGACAAGGCGTTCGCTGACTTCCGCGACGTGCAAGATCCCGAGGATAACGACTATGTGTATCACCCAAGGTCTACCCGTACGGCGTTTGTGACTCCGCGTTCACTCGAAGCTGCCAGTGATTGGATGAAGGTACGCGACAAGTTCGATGACAAGACACTAACGTCTTTGCTGATTGGTACCATCGGTGGGTCAGCAGCGGGTGACATGATGGCGTTTGCTAGGCTTGCCGATCAGTTGCCGTCTATCGATTCGATCAAGTCTGATCCTAGTGGTGCGCTAGTGCCGACCAGTGCGGGTGCTGTGATGATGGTTGTGTATAAGGTGTTAGCCACACTCGAACGGGATTGGGTTGACCAGTGGATGACATACATGTTGCGCCTATCCAAGGAAGCGCAGGGTGTGTTCGCCAATGGTGTTCGGTCTAAGAAGTACACCAAGCAATCGATGGTGATGACCAACAAGAAGTTCACGCAGTGGGCGATGGACAACAACTATCTGTTTACAGCAGACAAATAAGGAGGAAGCATGTTAGCACTTAACCAAGCACTGACTGCCGAGCAGCGGTTAGAGAAGGCAGTGATGTCTGTCATGGCGCACGACAAGTACGTGGGTCTCTCAAGTGTGCTGATGGTGGGCGACCGGACGGTGAGTGATACCGTCCCAACCGCTTGTACCAATGGCCGCGATGAGCAGTATGGTAGGACGTTCGTTGATGGGTTGACTGACCCAGAGCTACGGTTCCTTGTACTGCACGAGTGTTACCACAAGATGTATAAGCATCTGACGACGTGGGAACATCTTTACAAGAAGCATCCGACTTTAGCCAACGTTGCCTGTGACTATGTTATCAACATCCAGTTGTCCGATAGTGATGAGGGTATGGGGTTTATCAAGATGCCCAAGGTTGGGTTGATCGACGAGCAGTACCGTGACATGGACAGCGCCCAAGTATTCCATAAGTTGTATGACTCGCTCGATGAGCCTGACCCCGACGATGACTGTGGGTTGGGTGATGGCATGGATGACCATGACTGGGAGGGTGCCGAGGAGTTGACCCAAGGTGAGAAGGATGATCTCGGGCGTGAGATCGAGGAGGCCGTGCGTCAGGGTGCACTTGTTGCCGGTAAGCTGGGTAGTGGTGGTGCCCGTGACCTTGAGGCGTTACTCAAACCCGAGATCGATTGGCGTGAGGTACTGCGTGAGTTCATCAGTACAACGTGTGCTGGTAAGGACTTCTCTACATGGTCGCGCCCCAATCGCAGGTTTGTATCTGCCGGTGTGTATATGCCAAGCGGTATCAGTCAGCAGGTAAAGGAGTTAGTGATTGCCCTAGATACGTCAGGATCTATCGGTCAGCGTGAGTTGACTGCGTTCTTATCCGAGGTCAAGGCAGTATGTGACATGGTGCACCCCGAGCGCATACGCCTATTGTATTGGGACACCGAGATATGCGGGGATGAATCGTACGGTACTACCGAATTGTCTACCCTAGTGCAAAGCACCAAGCCAGCCGGTGGTGGGGGTACCGACGTGCGGTGTGTGCCCAACTACATGACCGAGCACAAGATCGACCCGCAAGCAGTGATTGTGTTCACCGACGGGTACGTGTACGACTGGGGTACGTGGTCATGCCCTGTGTTGTGGGCGGTGTATGACAACAAGCAAGCCAAGCCTGACTGCGGCAAGGTAGTTCACATTGGTACAAACAAGTTATGAGGGTGGTATCTACCTTTGGGCTTTTTCATGAAGAGACCCATTGACTACACACAAACAAGTTATGAGGAAGGATATGACTGAGACAATGTATACGACGGGGGAACGTCACCCCCAATCGACCAAGCTATTCAACGGTAGACCCCTGACTAAGGGTAATTACGCTACCCGTGCGGAGTTGGAAGAAGCGGTGCTCGACCGACACAACCGAGGGTATGGTTACAAACGCATCAGCAGGGTAGTGGGTGTAAGTGACATGACCGTGGCTAACATAATCAAACAATGGAAGGAGAAGCAGAATGCGAGTTCTTTATGAAGATTGGGATAAGGCTAGGGTCAGGTACCAGCGACAGAAGGATGGCGCTGAATTTAGGGATAAAGAGAGGAAACGTATGAGAAGTCCTAAAGTAACAAATGTAATGGCACGCCCTCGTGTCCAGAATAAAGAGTCCTTTCAAGGTAGTAACTTGTTCGGACAATGGATGACAAAGCGCGACCAACCATACAGCCGTTACGTAGTGTACAGCTACGGGTATCACTGGCCGTTGTTTGTCTACGAGAATGGTGTGTGGTACGAAAACGCAGACAAGTTCAGCGTTACAACGTCCAAGCATCGGTCGCAGGTACACCCCCATGAAGATACGTTACCCATGAGCGTGGAGAACATGCGCGTGCTTGTTGACTATGGTATCGCGGGTGTGGCAGTAGGAATGGCAGTTTAAACAATGTTAAAACTAAGTCTGTAGGAGGACGATAATGAGTTATAAGCATGTATTAGTAGCAGCGTTAGAGAAAGAAGAAACACAGGACGGGCCGTTTGATCTGTCTGCGTTCATCACCAACGAACGGAGGCATGGTAGTGATATCTACGCCGCGTTCCTTGAGGCACTGGCAAAGAAGTTACCCACATGTAAGTTCCGCAAGATTACAGCCAGCGGTAGTGCGATCCATGTGTATCTGCCCACCGATCACTTCGTGTTGGGTAGGGTAGGTTGGGGTGATTGGTCAGTAGATGGTAAACCAACAAACTCCATAATGGTGCAGTCCCCTCGAATTAGGAATGACAAGTACAGTTCTGAGAGGACGCAGCATTACATGTGGACATCGGTTAGCCCCAAGCGTGCGTTATCCAATGCGCTGGGTGCACTGCGTCCCCATACGCCTATCGCGGTTGCGAAGCACTATGCACCTGATGTGGCGCGTAGGGTGTGGAATTCTGACTACGAAGGCCGTGACAAGGTAGGCAAAGCCAAGGGTGAATTAGTTCGGCACGGCAGCTTAGAGCAAGAGCTGCGCGGTATCGTTGCCAGTGGGTATACGTTCATCAATGCCGAGTTCTCTGACTTGGTAACTTCTTTTCTATACGAAGCCGATGAGTATTCCCTCCGCCAACAGAAGATAGACATGGTATACGTACGGGCCTATATGCTGGGCGATCAGCAAGTGTTCGATACCGTGCCGATTGCCAACATGCACAAGATTAACAATAACTTCGATGTTGAAGAGTCTTTCCTGCGCTATACCGAGGACACGTTACCAGATGACATCCGAGGCAAGCTGTCTATGCTACTCATGGTTAATATGAACGAGTACGTCGATGGCGTAGGGATGCGGGTTCATGACGAGGTGTTCTATGTCAACCAGTGATACCCAACGAGATCCAGCATACCGCGTCATAATAGATGAGAGTAAGAAAAACTCTATTAAAGTGCAGTGTATTGGAATGTATTGTGTTGACAGTATGGTGGATGGATCGTATAGTGGGATGGAGGAGTTGCCACAGTGGATGCAAGAGAAGGTTGCCCTGCTGATGATGACTTCTTATATCCCACCTACCATCGACGTTAAAGGTGTAGGCAGACGTATCAATGAACGTACGTTCTGGGTTTATCAATAATAGGAGGCACAAGGGTGTATGACGAATCTTTTATAGATTGGTTTGCTGATCGAATCGACTACATGCAGGGTGAGGTAGACGATCCGTATCATTCAGCAACTGGGGAATTTCATTCCGATACAGAAGCACGCTTAGGATATAAACAACTTACTGGGAGTGAACCCACGCCCTATAAACTAAACATATCTGAACCCAATCAAAGTTTCCCTCGTCTCACTCCCCATGCTTTTAATAATAAGTGGAATGACCATGCAGCAAGTAAAGCCTACAAAGATCCGAGACTAAAGAAGTTTTGGAGAAGGATTGACGGGAAATATGCTGGGGATGAATACCTCATGCTGATAAAGAAAGTACTACGACTGGAGGATTGGTTAGGCTACCACGAGAGGCGCTATGACGAGAAGTATTTGTGGAACCTATCGGCATATCACCAAGCACTGCGAGCACTAGCAAAAGCCCGATGGGAGATAGATGAACTTGCAAAGGAGTACGACCTTCCCCCCATAGATATAGATATGCTAATAGAGGAAACACAATGAACGATGAGCAGACAGACCAAGTAGTCACTGCGTTGAATAACATAGCGGATTCATTAGCGCGGTTGCTTGAGATCGTTGAAGAACAACGCGAAAAAGAAAATTAGTAGTGTGCAGATTTAGAAAAACCCTTTTTAATTTGAATTCTGCAACACCCTGATACCAGTTCCCAAGGAGAACGCATGACCCCCGAGGCCAAAGTTAAACGTGTCATTACCAAACAACTTAAAGAGATGGGTGCTTATTACTTCTACCCAGCAACGGGTGGATACGGGCGAAGTGGTGTACCGGATATCGTAGGGTGCTACAAAGGAAGGTTCTTCGGGATCGAGTGTAAGGCGGGTAAGAACAAACCTACCCCACTACAACAGAAGAACCTAGATGATATTGCCTCGA